TTGGGATACTGTTCGACCCTCTACACGATTCGACATATTCCCCAGTTATTACCAGTAAAGAAAGCAGCACTATCTGTTAACAAATTGTTTACAAATATATTTCATAAAAAGCATTGAATATCTTAACATAATTTGCTATAATTAAAGTATCAATTAAGAGAGGTGAGTAAAATGAGGCAAATAAAAATAGTAGCAACTATGAATTTAAGTTGTGTTGAACGTGAAGAGGCTGTTAATATACATCTTAAAGAATTACACGATAAAGAGTATGCGGTTAAAAAAGTTGATTATGATAATAAATCACAAAATGTTTATAATATTATATGATGATTTAATATAAAATAGAGCCTATCATGGCTCTTTTTATTGCCATTCTAGTTAACAAATTGTTTACAAACATATTTTATAAAAAGCATTGAATAGCTTAACATAATTTGCTATAATATAGTCATAAGGAACAAACAAAACAAACCAAAATACAAAACAAACAAAAAGAATGAAAAGGTGGTAATTATTATGAAAAAAGTTTTTGAGTCTGCACATGCATTAACTAGACAATTTATAAGTGCTTACGGTGGAGATTATAGAGGTCAATTTATAGTAACATTAAGAATGTTATGTGCTGAAAAGAAAAACATCAAATTAAGATTTGAAAGATTAATACAAGAAAAGAAAGATAGGGGAATAACATCAATTAACATATATCTTAAAAATGGTGTTTCACTTTACGGTGATGTTGCTTGTATAGAAGTTGAAAAGACTGGTGTAATTTTTAGAGATTTTTTAAAAGTCAAATACTTAAAAACAACAAAAAGAACATCATATCATAGTTTAATGAAAATAGATTATAGATTAGTCAATTGGGTTTCATAATTTCAAGGTGGCATAGTCCACCTTCCTTTAAAGAGGTGATAAAGTGTTAAAAATAATATGTTACTGGTTACTATTTAATTTATTCGTTTTAGGTTATTTATATTATGTAAAGAGGTGACAAAATTGATTAAAAAACTAATTCAATTAATACTAGTCATTATAATGGGAATATTAGTTGGTATTATCATTTATGTTTTATATAACTAACACATTTTTAATCAAGTTCAATTTTCATTATATCAAGCTTATTATTTGTAATTGTTTTTAAGCTGTATATTATATTAAGGTGGTGATATTATGGATTATTTAGAAAAGGCAAAGAAATATAAATATGAATGTAAGAAGTCAATGTATTGTAAAGAGTGTTCACTTGAAAGTAGATGCACAAAGGAATTAGGTGAGGCTATTCCATCATTATTACCTATAGCAAGAATAGTGCAAAGATTAATTGATATTGAAGAGATAAGAGGTGATTAAAAAATGAAATTAAAAGAATTGGAAAAAATAATTGATTTTGAGATTAAACATAATACATTAATTGAAAATTATAGTGAAAGATATTTATTTGATTGCTTAAAGTTTATTATTAAAAAATCAAGGACTAGAAATATTTTAGTTAATAATATTAAAGAACGTATGTATATGATTGATAAATTAAATATCGTTTTAAAAATAAAAATAGATGAGTTAGAAAAAAGAATAACACATGAGGAAATGTTTTTCTCAAATTTCTCTGACACTTCTTCTATGATGGATTTGTATAGAAGAAAGTTAGATTTTTGTAACGATTTATTGGTCGACATCAATGATAAAAAAGAGGGTAAATAAACCCTCTTTTCTTTTATAAAATTACTATTTCGTTGTCATGGTCAACATAGATTTTTACTGGCGTATTACCACCATTTATTGTTGTGAAACCACCATTCCCCATAAACTTTGCATTACCAGTTTTTATTAATGATGTTCTATCTTTTCTTATCTTAAATAACCCATGAGTCCATGAAAAGTCAACAACTAAACCAATACTTGTACCATCTGCTGTCAAGAATGTTGTACCAATTAATTTATTACCTTGTCCGTCCTCTTGTAATTCATAAGGTACGCTAGGTTTATTTAAATATACGTTGGTATAAGTGCTACCATCATAAGATGCTGATTGTATCATATTTTCAATAGAATATTTTTCAACTCTTCCTGTATTTCTAAAGTCAACCATTGTACCGTTATAGTCATAATGTTTTTCAATAGATATATTTTTATTTTTATATACTGGGTTTGTTATATCTGTGTCAGTTTCTATACCATAGGTATTTGCATTGATAATTCTTACTTTATGTCTACCATACATATTATTATTACCAATTTTAACGCCTTCAATCCAACCTTTTAATAATAACCCATTTGAATATAATTCTTGATTATAAGGTCGCCACATATTGGATTCAAATTTTACACCTTGACATATTTTATTATCAGGACTTTCTAAGTATAATAAACCTAGGGTTTCTTCTGAATAGTTATTACTAAAATCTATTGACCCACTAGTGAAACCACCTTCACCCTCAACCTTCATATAACAACCATAAACTATATCATTATAATCAGTACCTTTATTATTTCTCAATGGGTCACTCATTTCACCATTTTGCTCTAAGTCATTATTTTTAATAGTATATGCTCTACCTTTAACATCTAAGTAAATACCATGGCTTTCATTTCTATTAATAAAACATTTTTCTATTATTAAAGCGTTTGTTTCTCCTGTGTAAGTTCCTTTGTTTTTTTCAATTCTTATACCATTGTTACCATTTTGATACAACCAACATTGATTTATTATAGGTGTTATTAACCCGTATTCAGCATTAATACCACAATTACCACAACCATGTATTTTAACCTTTTCTATTTCAATCCAGTTACCAAAACCACCGTCCATTTGACCTACACCATTTTGAGATAATGCTCTTCTATTACCAAAAATACCTATATTTTCAGCATATAAACCATTAGTAAATATATTAATATTTTTATCTGATGTTATTATACTACCTCTACATTTATTTAAATATTTTTTATATTCGTCTAATTTTGAGTTTGGTCTAGTATATTCCCATTCTAAAAATGGAATATAAGGGTCACCCATACCTATAATTTTAACACCCTTTGTATTAATACCCTCTGTAATATAAAATTTACCAGTAGGAATTAACAAACCACGAACATTGTTTTCAACACATGAATTTATAGCATTTTCAAAGGCTTTATTGTTGTTGGTTTCACCGTCACCTATTGCTCCAAAATCAACAACATTAAAACATTTAAGATTATTCCAAACTGTTACTAGTTTATCTATTTCTTTTTTGTTGTTTTTAATATTTTCTATATTAGAGTTAATTTTATTATTTAAATCCCTAAATACTGTTTCATTTATTATGTTAGCTAAAGTACCGTCAATTAACCATTGATTAAGCTGTTTAGCTACCTCTTCTTTTAAGCCTTGACCTACTAACCATTTTGTTAAATCTATTACTTGATTTTGTGAGTCAATTAATTCATTTATTTTACTAAAGAATTGACATAAAATTTCTTGCATAGATAACCCTGTATAATCGTAAACTGTAAATATACTACAATTAAGGTCAATAGGATTTAATTTATTTATCATATTTTTTACCTCCAATTAACTTTATAATAAAGTCCTCAACTTTAGGTGATATAAATTTCTTGTGAGCCTCACTTAAAGGGTGAACAGTGTCAGCATTTAGGAAATATTTTGAATTAAATCCACTATCCCAAGGTCGCAAATTACTTTCATGAAATAAATCTAAAATGGGTAATGAATTATAATTAGCAAATTCAATTAAAGCATTAATATATTCCTTACATTTTTCTAGTCTTGAAGGGTGTCTTAGATTCCAACCACCCCAAGGCGTAGGTAAAATAATACCAACGATAACGTTAGGGTTATTTTTATATATATTTCCTAGCGTTTTATTCATACAACCAAAAAGAGTTTCCTCTGTTTTATCACTAACATTCCCTAACGTATAATTTGTTGTTTCAAAATTATCATTAAAACTACCAAAAATAGTTATTATGTCATAATCACTATTTAAATTTTCTGTTCTTTTAGGGAAATTTTTATTAATATTTTTTCCATTCCAATAACCAGTTCCACCCACACCTAAGTTATCAACTCTTAAACCTAAACTTTCACTAACATAGTTAACATAATTTTCTTTTACAGTCTGTTCTTTTAGTGTGTTAGCATCTGTTAAGCTATCGCCTATTGCGCCCCATTTCAAATTTTTTAAATATTTAAAAGTATTAGGATAATATATAAATTCTTTTATATAATGTTTATCTGTTTTTCCCCAATTTGTTGATTGTATTTTTATCTTATTACAGTTAATAGGTGTTGTAATTATTATATTTTGATTTTCTAAACCACTTTCACCACTAGGATTTAATTCACCCATGTAGCCAATAAAATTTTCATCATTCCATAATGTTATAGGTGACATAGAAAATTTAGAATAACAACTTATATCATATTGTTTTAAAGGTTCAACTTTTGCTGATAAAACAGTATAACCACTATAAGAATATTTGGTGCCATTTTTATCGTAATATGTGTCATCTTCAAAATCTGTATTTAACTTATTAGTTTTTTTATTAACTATGGTATTAAAATCAGTTTGATTATTCTTATTATAAACAATATTATTGTTTATATTTTCAACTATTGATTTATCATTTAAAAGTTCATCATCATTTTTAGTTTGATAAGGATTTAAGTCCTGCTCTTTTCCTTTTGGTATGCCCATATTTATAATTGGGTTTTCAGCTGTTCCTACAATTTCAACTTTTGCATTTTCATCACTTTCTAGAGTTTCAACTGTGCCAATTTGTAGATTAGGTGTTACTCCTGTTTTTCCACGAATATTTTTAGGTGTTGGATTTTCTAGTCCACCGTTATTAGTCCAATACAAAACACTTTCATCAGTTAGGTGTGGTTCATATGTCGCCCCAACATCACCCTTTAAAACTTCCTTATAATTTAACCTTGCCATTATATCACCTCAATTTTATTTTGTATTACTTTAGTTCTTGCAAAACCTTGTTGAATAATTGTTATAGAGTAATCAAATATTCCCTTAATATCTGTATCGAATTGAACATCTAAGTTATCATAATTTTGTTCTGTTATTTCACCATCAATATTTATTTCTATTTTGTCACCTTCCTTTAGATTGTACTCACATAGTTTTAAATCTAAGATACATAAATCAAACTGATTAACAATTATTTTATTTCTATCAATTATAATCATCATTTCACCACCTAATAAACATACATAAATAAACTTCTAGCCCCTAATATAATTTGTTCATCTATGTTATTTAAGCAACTTTGCCATTTCTCTTTTAATTCTGCTGATGAAGTTATTCCAATATTACCTTGGGAAATTAATTCTGTTTTCTCTTTTTGTTTGTTGTTTTTATCACCAGTATTATTTATATTTAAATTACTCTTATTATCTGTTTTACTTATTGTACTACTATTACTATCATAAACATCTGTAGATTGACTTGAATTTGTTAAATATCCGTCAGCAATTTTTGAACTCGATACACCATCGGCAAGTGAACTTTCTTTAGTATTATTATTTGAGTTATTACTTTCATTATTATTTATATTTGTAGAAGTGTTACCAACTTCATTTTGTGATGTTAGTAAATTATTTATTTCATTCTCTTCTAGTTCCCTAATAAAAGTTTCTTTTAAATCCTTATTTAACATAAAGTCAATATCTTTACATCTTAATTCTATTTCATAAAGTTGCTGATAATATGGCATAACTCTCAAAAAATATGCTTTTAATTGTTGTTTAAACCTTGCTATAGTTTCAAATCCTATTTCATGAAAGTAATAATGATTTATAAATTTTTCTTCAAAGTAACATTTTGCCTCTTCTTCATAGTAGGGATAATCAAAGTCAAATAAATTATTCTCCAATGTCCTCAACTCTAGTGTGTACTTAGCCATTTTCATCACCTCCAAAGCTATCAACAACCTTAGTTACTTTTATGTTAGTTCCGAATTTTTCATTTATCATTTTACAAGCTAATAACCTAGTTTTATATTCCATGTCTAAATTTGTTTCAATGTATTCATTATTAGCGTTAACTTCATCAACTAGAAGTCGCTCTCTTTTTTCTGTATTAGCATTATCTAAACCCAAAAATGAAAGTAGTTCACTTTCGACCGCTTTTCTTTCGTCTTCTAATTTATCAACTAAGTAAATAACGCCAGTTTGTAGCATCTTGAAACCGTCAAACCCCTGTTCTCCTAAATCTTTATCTAAGATAACAACCTCTTTCCCATTGTCAACATCATTTACAATATTTTTTACTGACAATAAATTATTATTTGTTGCTGTAACAAAAAAAGGTTTCATTTGTTGCTTTAAATTTCTTTTTATTACTGTTTCTATATCGTCCATTTTTTGGGCATAATGTGAAATAAAATGAGAGGTTGGTAAACATAAGTCATTCGCTCTTATTTTTACACCATCTTTAACATCTTCTAAGATGTTTTGATATTTGCCATTTCTTGAAACTATGCTTAATTTGATATTATCACCATAGATATTTAAATCACCCAAACCATGGCACGGTAAACACATTAAACCCAATTTATCATCTTTAAAGAAAAAACATTGTCCATTTTCAAATAAAAAGTCCTCAATATGTCTACTTTCTAATCCAGTCGGTAAGTTCTCCCACTTAAACCTATTACAAGCCATAAGTTTATAATGTAAAAACAACCTTGTTTGATTGTCACATATTGTATTTTCATTAAGTAAAATGTTAGGATTTTGAGATATTATAGATTTTCTTTTTCCCATCTAACCACCACCTTTTTAAAAGGGGAAATTTATTCCCCTTGTTTTTGATTATACTTTAAGCTGTCAATATCTGATTGTATTTTTGTTAATGTTATGTTAAGTTCTGAAATTGCATTTGATAGTTTACTATTCTGATTAAACATTATCATACACGCAACTATTGGAAACCCAACGCTATTTATTATATTTATTATTTCTTGCATTAATTACACCCCTCCACAAAACAATACCATCTTTTAGCAATTTCTTGCTGACAGTTTTCGGCATCTTCTTTGCTGTTAAAATATTGTACAACAACCCTATAAAGTTCATTTTCTTTGATAGTTGGGTCAATAGCATTTGCAATTAGTAACGCCATTTTTTCGTATGGTGTAGGTGACCACACTTCATTTATGTCGTGAAGGTTATCACAAAACATGGTTTCAAATATTATGTTAGGTGCATTAACCTCTCTCATTTCTCTATAATTACTCTCTCTTACACCTCTATTTTGTAAACCTAAAGTTTCAAAGTTATCGACTAATCTTTGTGCAATATCTCTTATTGATTTCCTTGCCTCTTTTGCTACAAATGAACACGTTCCATTAGCTTTATGTTCTTTTGAAACGTCCATATGAAGTGAGATAAATATATCAACGTTATTGGAATTAGCTTTATTTATACCCTCACTTAACTCACCATTTTCTGTTCTAGCATTAGAACCACAATAAACTACCTCATGACCATGTTTTTCTAGTACTTCAATAACCTCTCTACATAAAATTCTCATACAAGCTTGTTCATCTCTTAAAGCAATAGCTCCCTTGCAATTAGGACTATGTCCATCTCTAATACCTATTTTCATTGTTTATACCTCCCTGTTATCCATAGAATAATTACCAATTTCGACACCGTCATTATCAATATGCCATATTGTAGTACCATTGTCAAAAATACCTTTAAGGATATTTAAGTAATTATTAGGAATTTTATTAGTTTTTATATTAATTCCTATTGTTTTTATATAGTTATAATAATATCTTGAATTAATATTAATTTTCATCATTTTATTTTGCTTATATCCAAATTGAGCAAAATAATCTCCTATTTTTTCATAATATCTTTCGGTTAATCCATATCTATAAAGTCTTAATTCTTGTCCACCATTTCGTAAACCATAAATTATATTTGACCCTTGACTAAGTAAAGTATTAGGTGTTGTCCTCATATCATTTGCTGTAGCTAAAGCTGAACTGATAGCTGATTCCCTAGTTAATTGACTCTGCATATTCGTATGTTTTTTATCCATATATGAGCCAACACTACCAAAGACACTATCTATTACACCCCCAACATTACCAGTAAATGCACTTGCAACACCACCAACAACACTATTTGCGATACCTAAATTCATGTTATTTTTTGCTATTTTATCATTTAAAATAGTTTGATTTACAGTATTTTGAATTGATTGTGCTGTCTGATTTTTTGAAGTTGCAACCCAATTTGCATATGCTGAACTTGAGCAAGGCAATTCAAGTGCATCATTTGATACCAAAGCCTCTGTCATTCCGTCTGTATCACCCTTATAAGTTTGTACAAATATACCATATGAACAACGGTCTGAAACAGATAATTTTATACCAACTGAACAACTAGGAATTGAACAAAATTGGGGCTTTAAAACCATAGGGTCGTTTATACCATCAGATAGCATTAAATAAGTGTATGGATAATTATATAATTTACTCTCATTTCTCCAATTTCTTTTACCACCAACACTCTTTTTTACCTTGTAAGTTTCAAACTCACCAACAAACTTTGAACCTTTCAATAATTTTTTAATTCTGAAAACGTGTGGATTTGCTTTAATCTCGGGTCTAATTTCAGAAATATTACCAAATCTTTTATTGTCATATGGTATCTCTTCTAATTCTAAATCAGCAATATCAAGAAATGGTGTGTAAACAACACTAAAAACATTGTCACCACTTGCACCAATGACAGCTGTATTTTCACCCGCCACGGTAGAGTCAATATAATAACTATAAACGGCATATGGTAAACCATACATTTTTGAATCCCACGTATCATAATCTTTATTAGTTATTGTCATACTTTGTCACCTACCTTATAATTTGGCATAGGATTAACAGTTTTAACACCATTTGCAACAACTGTTCCCTTTTCATTTCTAATCTCCCAATGTAAATGGTCACCACTACTATTACCAGTATTTCCACTTAGTGCAATTAATTGTCCTTGTTTTACTGTGTCACCTTCATTTACTTTTAACTCTGAATTATGAGCGTAAACAACTTGTGAGTCACCATGCTGTATAATTAAAAATTTTCCATAGCTAGTAGTTAATTCTCTTCTTTTAATGACAGTTCCGTCTTTACTTGCATATACTGGTGTACCAGTTGGGGTTGCAATATCAACACCATTATGAGGGTTGTTACTTGGATAAGTTGGGTAATATGCACTTATTTGTCCAGTTGTTGGTATTAACCAGTTTGTCCCAGCATCATTATCAACATATTTACCGTCTTTTTTACCACTAGGCAACCAACCCTTACCATCTGTATATCCAACTATTTGACCATTTTGTCCATACTTTAAAATTTGTCTTTGAGGATAAACACCACTTTCAAATAATGCTCCCTCTCTCTGCCTTCTATTTGGATTTGCTTTTAAATTTTTTATTGCTGTTGCAATATTTTTCGTATCTTTTGGATTAGCTAAAAACATTTGCCACGCATTTAATCCACTTAAACCACCCATTCCATAGTTAAATGCTATTGATACCCAAACATCAAATTGATATATAGGGATATCACTTAAATTTATATTAGCTTTTAACATAGCATTTTTAACTGGTATTCCAAACTCATTATTTAATAAATCATAAGTAACTTGACTAGCTTTTTCCTCTGATACTGGGAATGGTTCTAGTTGTCTATAATATTTAGTTTGATAATTTTCAGTTACACCATATCCCCCAGTTTTAAAAGATTCTCCATTAAAATATGCTCCATATTCTGCAAAACCTTCTTCCTGTTTTACAAATAAAAGTCCATTTGCTGATATAATACCATTTGCTATATCACCACTTGCTGAACCAGTTCCATCAGAACCACCTCCAACGTTTGTTTCAACTTTTCCTAGTGGTACTGTAGAAGTGACAACAACACCACGACCCATATCAGCTATTTTTTCATATTCGAGCATAACATTTTCACCGTATGAAATATCCTCGGTTTCATATTCATTCGTTGGGTTATCACCGTTCCATCTATTAACGTGACATCTATCAACAAAACTTTCTAAAATTTCAAAGTCAAATTGATAGGTTTGGAATACATCAACGGATATTACTAAAAGAGTAGAATTTTCTGTTTTATAAACAAAGTCGTCTATAAAATAATAAATATTTTTCATGTTAGTATCATAAGCTGAAATATAATTAATATTATTCTCCATAAACCAACCGTAAGGCTTGTCTACCACTAAGCTTACACGGGAAGGCTCTACCTTTATGTTATATTGACCCACCCATACCACTTTAGAAGAAAAGTAATCATTTTGAATACCTATACTTTTAAAGTTAAAAAGGTTCTGATATGATGGATCAACATAAGGTAAAGAATAAAAATATACGTTTTTATTCACTTGTTAGAATTGCAAAATTAGAAAAAGTATTTACTGGTAGACTATAATTTTCATAGTAGTAATAATTTGTTGTTAAACTATTAGGGTCGTCAATTCTATCTAATCCGTTGTAATTCAACATTATAGGCATTAATCTTTTATCCATAATTAACGCTACTGGATTAATTGTATCATTCGTTGATAAATTAGTGATATCAGTTGGTAAATCACTAATTGACTTGATATTGTATTCACCTCTTAAAAGTACGCTATCTGTACTTACTAGCTTTGCATAAATTTCAGGTTTCACAAATATTATTATGTCGCTTTTTAAACATTGTGTATTAAATTTGCTAGGATTATATTTATCACTCGGCAAAGTAAATTCTTCTACAATTTTTACAATACTCTCAATTAAGTTTGTACTTGCAACTTCTTTATATGGAACTTGTTTAAAATTAAGATTTTCTCCGTTAGAGTCTAAACCCTTAGCAAATTCCTTTAAAGCTTTTTCTATTTCTTTGTATTTATCTTTACTCATAGAAGTTTTTAAATTAGATAACATTTTAGATATTAAATCATATAGACCAAACTCTTTTAAAAATGCTGACTTTAATCTTTCAACACTAAGAGTCATTTTAACTTTTTTGTCAAATCTACTATTTGCAACTAATCCGTTTAGTCTTGGTAAAGAAGAGTTGAAAACTTCATTTTCATCACCATCTAATAATGATTGAACAGTTGAGTCTTCTAAAAATAACTCTTCTATTGAATAACCGAATGGCATTTCACCATAAAAAAGCTCATTGAAAGGGTTTGAAAAATGTTGTTCTATATATAACATTTTTCCTATTTTATTGCATATAGTTTCGATAAAACTATTCATATCAATATTTATTAAATTCAACCTTAAAGCCTCTTCATAAGAAGGAAAAGAGTTGCCCAAATCCTTGGGCATGGTTGAAATTAATTTATCGTAAATTTCCTTATTAGTTAACTTTTCCATTTATCACACTTCCTATTCTGTTGATTTAGTGTATATTATGGCATTTAAAAATGGTACTATACCGCATAATCCCTGTTTGTGTAAGAAGTAGTTAGTAGATAAGTTGTTTGGGTTATTAAAATATCTTGTTTCAAATACAAAATCTTTAAATCTTAGAAGGTCTTTATCAACTAACATTCCAATACAAGTTTCACCACTATGAGTGTTAGTCCCAGTATCACCACTCTTAATAGTTGTTGGTAGTTCGTCCATTAGTATAATTCTTTGTTGTACCTCTGATTTTGAAAGGTTAAAAACATCTGCTAAATAATCAACATCTATTTCAGCTTTCATTTCCGGCGTTGTTATAAATACACAATCATTTAAAGATGAAAATTGCATTACTTTAGCGCTATTATATTTATCACTTTCAAATTGTAGTCTGTCATTCATAGCTTTTAATGATTTACAAAGATTTTTTACAAGACTAGCATCATCATTTAATTTAATAACTTGGGAGTCTTGAATATATTGTGTTTGTGTAGCTGACCCACTTAAACCAACATCTTGATTGCTTAATCCACTACAATATTTGAAAAACATATTTTTCATATATTTATATTCATCACGATAAGCTCCTCTTAAATTTGCCTCTAATAATTTATTAACTAAATTAGATAACCCGTATTCATTTCTAAACGCTGTTTTTAATTGAACATCTGAAATAGTTATTTTATATTTGTCAGCAAAGTTTCTTGAAAGGTAATTAGTGTAAACTTTAGGAACTAAAGAACCAACTATATCCTTTACATCATCACCACCGTTAAAATGTTCTTTAAAGCCAACTTTTTGTGATGCCTCTACATACATATCCTCTATAGTATATCCGTATTCTTCCATACCACCATGAAATATTTTTAATGGATTTTTCCATACTTTAGAATGAATTTGAGTCATGAATATTTTATTTATTAAAGTGTTTATAAACTCATTTTTCACAACTTGATAATTGAATAAAGCGTTTGATACAGCTCTACTGTCAGCTAAATCTACTTGACTTAAAACCTTTTTAGTTTCCTCTGTTGCACCTTCTAAAAAAGCCTCCATAATTTCCTTGTTTGCCTTAACAGCCATTTTATCACTCCCATTCTTTTAATAGCTTGTCCATTTTTGACTCGTTATTTTCTTTAATTTCAGTATTATTTTCTTCCTTTGGTTTGCTAGTAACTTTAAGGAATAATTCCATGTTACTTTTTTGAAGTTTCTCAATTTCTTTTGAATTAGTTTCCTTTTCAGAATTTAATGTGCAGATTACATTATTCTGATTTTCTATAGTTTCTTCTAATTCAACAATTCTTAAAAGGGCATCATCAAGAGTCATTTCTTTACTCATTTTTAAAACCTCCTTACAAAATATTATACCCCCTTACTTCACTATACAACGCCCACGGTCATAGGTGGAAAAATGTTAGGCACGTTCTACCGTGTGACTTCCTAATCATTTACGTTATATAGCTAAGTAAGGGGGTATATTTTACGTTATGCTAATTGAAATATTATTCTCTTTTTAGTTTCTGTTACTTTAAATTCTATTCCTAAAGAAGTTAAAAGCGTATCAAACATTACAGCATCATGCTCTTTAGATTTTGGAAACTCTTTTTCTTCTTGATTTATAAAAGAAACTACTCTATTAAGTTGTAATCTCTTTTCATTAACTTTTTCTAAAGCTAATTCCTTTCTGATTTCTAATTCTGTTAACTCTCTATTTTCTCCCATTTTTATTCACCTCTATATTAATTTTAGTAGGTGGGAATTAACCCACCTTTAAATTATTTATTTCTTTCAAATATTTTTTCATCACCAGTAATTAAGAAGTTTTCTAAGTCTTTATTTGATACTTCATAATATACTGTTTCGTTTTTCTTGATTAAATCTAAACCTTCAAATACTTTCTTATCTGATGCACCTAAATACTCAAATTCATATGACGTATTAGTATCACCCTTAGCACCTAGTCTTGTTACCTCATAAGTATGGTTAATAAGGTCTGGTCTTTTTTCAGCTAAGAAAATTAATTTTTCTATTAAAGTCTTGCCTAGTTGCCAAATTTGTACACTCTTAGTAGTATGGTTATAAACATTAACAGCAACCTTTTCTGACATCTTGAAACCTTCACCGCATAGAGGACAAGTATCTTTGATTACTTTTAAGTCATTGTCTAATTCAGCCACACACTTTACATTTATTTCTCTACCATCTGCTAATTTTACTGGGTGAACTAAATCTAATTCAACCTCATCAATGTTATTGATTAAGAAAGTTATAACAGCCTTTTCTCTGTTATCCTTTAATCTAAAATATACCCCACTTGAAACGTTGTTTCCTAAATTGAAAATTGATAATTTTTTCATGTTAAATCTCTCCTTTAATTTTAAATATTTTTGTTGTTTTGGTTTGTTTTTCCTTATGAGTTAATTATACATTACATTTATATATTATGTCAACACTTTTTTGCATTATTTTTTAAAAAATAATCCAATTTGATTGAAGTAAAATTTTGTTTCAGCATTATTAAAGAAAACAGCACCAACTTTATTATTAAAATTGATTCTATTTATAAGTCCTTTATTACATAAAGATATATGCTTATTTTCGTCTGTTTGGTAATCTAAATCTAAAAAGTATTCGTCACATTTACCTTTATTATGATTATCAACCCAATAGTAAAACATTGTGTCGCTTTGACACTTCCATATTTTAATTACCTTGTCCACATCTACACGAACCTTAAAAACTGGTTCTAGTTTATCAGTATCCCATAATTCTTTTTTACTACAAACGTTAAATCTATCATTACTGATATTTTCATTATCTATATTATAGCGTGATGAACCACTCATTACGGTTAATTTACCAACCTTAGAATTTAAGGCGTACTCTTTAAACTCTTTAGGTGTTTCAAGTGTTTTAATTGCCATAAGCTCATTTTTGACAACTCTGTTCGGTTTTGTACTAGGGTATAACTTTAAAGTATCAAAAATGGGGTTGTAATAACTTGTATTATTCCCAACACATATTACTTCTATTCTATCCTCAAATCTATCAACTGTTACAATTATAGATTCTAATTTCTTATATTCATCTTTTATAATTTTCTCACCAGGCTCGGGCATAACTTCTTCATAAATAATATAATAAACATTAGGAAATGATGAACCCTTAGCTAAACTATTTCCGTTTAGTCCCGTAAATAGACAAAATGGTTCACCATTTATAAATCCCATATCACCCTTTAACTCATATTCAACAGTTGGAAATTCCTTTTGTAATACATCTGTAAAGTATGTCGTTGCCATACTTTCAGCTTGATTTTTATATCTCCTTAATATCAACGCTTGTTTACCATACTCCAAAAATTCTTGTATTATTAATCTTTTTGTTGAATATGATTTCCCGACACCCCTTGCTCCTATAACACAATGTATTAAATGGTTTGGATATTCTTCTATAAACTCTTTTATTTCAAAAAACTTACCCATGTTACCTCCTTAAACTTAAATCTTTTATTATATATTGGACTTCTACTAAATCAAGACCACCGTCACATTTTATTTGTGCTAATTTACCCTTTACTTCTTTACCTAATTTAAACTCTTCAAAACCTTCATTACATAATATCTTTTGTGCATCTTTTGGAACACCTGCACATTTACAAGTTATTTTACCGTCATTAGTTCTAAGCATATACTTTTTAGCCCCTATGGTTTTAAACTCTTTAAAGTTTTTCTCATTATCCATAGCTCCTAAATTGTTAGGGTGAACTTCTACACCCATTTTCTTTAAACCTTCAATTACTTTTTCTTTAGGTATGGAACAATAAAAGCTGTCAGTATCGCTGTATAAAAAGTTTTCAACTCCACAACCTTCTATTATCATTGATTGAAGATATACTCTAGCATATGCCGTAACAAAACTGGCGAATGGTTTATAAAAGGGTTCACTTTCATAAGTTTCAATATATTGTCCACTTGCTAAAATTTGGTTTCTTCTTTTTTCATTTTTTAACTTTTTAACCCTTTCTAAATTTTTCTCTTTACCCCCTCTATCGAATGTAAATATTTTATCCTTTTTTACTAAATAGTCTATAGTACGAGTAGTTCTTGTCCCAAACTTGCCATAAAAAGAATTGAGTATAGTTTTTATTGCTGAATATTGAGCGTCTAACTTTTCACCCTTATCTATTCTATGTTTTATTTCTGATTTTAAATTATAAAAGTGATTTACAAAGTTTGAAAAAATACCTTTTTCAGCTTTATATACTAAGCTAGTACCAAACTTTAAACCATTAAATTTAATCTTATCTTTTTCTTTAAATAAAAAACCATCAACCTCAACATTTTCATAATAACCAAAATCATAATATTTTGTTAAATGTTCAAGTTCTACACTTGTAATACTCATATTATAATTACATAAATTTTCACAACCATTACGATAAATTTCAATAACTCTTCCATCTATTATATTAGTATGAATAAAAGAATTACCATTCATAAGAACCATATTCAATTTATCTCTATAAAGTAAAGGTAAATCAGTATCAGAAAAGTTCTTTGCCCCTAATCTAATCATTTGTAATTCATGCTCTTTACTCTTAGGTTTAAAATAATCAAAGCCTATATTATAAATTGCTACTTCTTCACCCTCAACTGGTTTAACATATCCTTTGTATTCAGTTGGCATACCATAAGGTAATAAAGCACTTTCAACTTGAAATGGATAGCTTGAATTTATATCAAAGCTTGACCCATTACATTTTACAACTTTATTAACTATTTTAGGGTTGTACCATGTCCACCCACCTTCATAACTTTTGTTCTCCATTTCCCTAGCCATTTTGCTTAAAAGCATCTGTCTTTCTTCAATCTCAAATTGATTTATAAAAGCTTTTTTCTTGTTTCTGTCTTCAAAATATGTTATCTCTAAAGCTGATTTAAATGATATTGAAGAACTTGTTTTACAATTTGAACTTATGTAAATCTCTTCATCATTATATTCAAATTTTAAAAGTGAGTTGTAAAAATAATCATTTATAACTTCTTTTAGTATTCTGATATCGTTATAAAGATATCTCCTTTCAATATCTGTTAAAATATGATTATCTTCTCTTATCTTATCATAATTAAACTCTTCTTTCAATTTATAAAACATTTCATCTAAGTTATTGCAAAATTTATAAGCTTTATCAAGTGAACAAGGTACTATTTTTAAAGTATCCCAAAACTTTACCTTTACACTAAAAGTATTAACATGACCGTCTTTGTCTGAAAGTTCTAAAGTATTAGGTAAATTAACTTCTAAACCATAATAAACATTATCAGTTTGTACTATAGAAAAAGTCATTGGTTTAAAATTCTCAATAGTTCTACTAATACCTAATTCGTTAGTTTGTAAACTGGGATTGACATAAGTGAATCCATTGTCAGTTAACCAATATTGCATATAACTAATTTCATAAGCAACGTTGTGAACAGCAACACTTAAAGTTATTACTCTCTTATTTTTATTCTTCTTTATATTTTCTTTTTTAGCTTGTTCAAACCCTATCATTTGAAAGGTATAAAAAGCCTCGTCTAAATCACAACCGAATATTACGTTATTCGTATTTGTAGCACCTAATCCAAACGCCCAAACTTTTCTTTTCTTGTCTTTTTGTGGATAATCTTTATTTAACATTTTTTCATCAACGTAACAAGTTTCAATATCAAATATTAAATCTTTACTATCTATTTTACTATATTCAGTTACTTGTAAACTATGTTCGTTGACATAAGTTAAATGTTTATTCATTAATTCCACATCCTTATGTTTTATTGTTTCAATCCCGTTTTAAATGTTGCTAATAAGTCTTCTAATATATAGCCCATTTCAACATCATGCACTCCATGAGTGTAATAGCCCTTTTCAACCATATTTTCCTCATAAATAAACTCAAAGTATTTATCTATATTTTCGTAAAAATCAGATACTTTAGATACAACATCATTTGATGACATAATAAATTTATTAACTTCATTTACAAAGTTGTCTATTTTATCCTTTGGTAAATTCCTTTGAAATGCTCCTTTTAATATTCCCTTACCACTACCATCACCAAAAAATAAATCAGTAACTTTATTAACTAATTCCTTTCTGATGTTTTCTTCTGCATCTTCTTTCCCAACAAACTTTAATAACCCTAAATGCGTGTCACTTATAATCTTTTGTTTACTTTCATGTGTTAAGTCTAATTTGTTTAAATTTTCGACTATCTTTTTGCGTTCTTTTGTTTTCTCTCTCTCTTTTCTTTTCTGTTCGTTCTTAACAAACCTGTCAGCATTTCTTTTATAGTCTGTATCTCTTGCCATATCAACTATTATGTTAAGTGTAGACTTATCATATCCTAATAATTTAATAGCCTTCTTTTGAATATCCTTGTCCATTAAGTAGATATAAGCCCCATTTTTTACAGCTTTGTTAAATTGCTTTTCAAAGCTCTTTTTCTCAATTTGCTTTTTCTTACTTTTTAATGTTAATCTTTTTCTTGCCATGTTTTCTCACCTTCCTAACGTTTTTGCGCGGTATGATGTCTATAACATCACTCTCTAAAAAATACTTATCACCTAGAATATCAATTACAAATATATCATCACCAATATTATAATTTTTAGAATTTAACTCATAATAAAAAGGTTCAACTACTACAGCATGAAAAGTTTCTAATCCCATGTTGTGTTTATTCCTCACTATCCACCACTCCCCTTATCTTATTAGCTAAGTCGTAAAGTTGCTCAAGTTCATCAATGCTCTTAGCTTGTACCATTCTAGTATCTAAGCATAAATCAATAGTACTTAATTCATCTAGTGAAAGCTTTACAATATATTCTTTCAAATTTGACACCTCTCTTTTATTTTGGTATAATTTCCTCTTAACATAATTCTAGCATTTTATACCTATAATTTCAAGGTTTTTATTGATTTATTTGTAAATAATTTGTTAACTGAATTGCCAATAAAAAGAGGCATAAAGCCCCTTAAATTATAGTGAATCATTGTAAATTTCGAATACTTCAATATTATTCACTTTTGCAAATATTTTATACTTCTTTTTAGACAACCATTTTAACCATTTTGGATTGTTTAAATTTTCATATAATCCAACCCTTTCAATTAATTTGTTATCATCATAGAATACCATTATGAATTGTTTTTCCATTTTAAATCACCTCTTATCATCTTATACACTCATTATATTGCTTATGATATACATCTAAATAAACCTCTTTTTTATCACCATTGTATGTTATCTCATAATATAAACCATCTTGTAAATTTGTACTTAATAATGCCTTGTTATTTTGTAGTGTTTTACAAGACCATACAACATAGATGTCTTTTTCAAAAACAAAAAATCCTTTACGCTCTAATAAATATTCTTGTATAGATTTAATACAAATATCTATAAACTTTTTATTATCCATAATATCACCTCTCTTAATTGATACTTTAATTATAGCAAATTATGTTAAGATATTCAATGCTTTTTATGAAATATATTTGTAAACAATTTGTTAACAGATAGTGCTGCTTTCTTTACTGGTAATAACTGGGGAATATGTCGAATCGTGTAGAGGGTCGAACAGTATCCCAA